AATTAGATCGCCGGCGGCAACCTGAATACCGGAGCGCGTCACCATTGCGGTGAACTCGTAGTAAATGTCACTTACGGTCGGATCGTTCTCCGAGTCAGTGATCGACAGCAGACAATCAAACTGGCTACCGATGTCTACACGCTGAATTAACTGGAGCATCAACAGCGGTGTTTCTTTGATACCCGATGTTTCGTAGCTAAAGTTGCAATCAATTGAACCAGCGCCGCTGATTAAGCCTGCGCTGTACATGCGCTTAAATTTGTCAGTTAGCGTTGTGGTATCAAGCGATTCTCGGTCAGTATTGAATTCATAATTGCTGACACTGCCAAGCACATTAGTGCGAAAATTTCTCACGTCAACGGTGACGGAAATAGGATCTCCAACAAAAGACGCAACTTGGAGTTCGGCGGCTCGATTGTTGTTTACTGCATCAGAGAAATTGCGAAAGAATCGCAAACCACCGGCAACGTTGACATTGATAAATACGCTGATGCGTTGCTGCGCAGCGCTTACGCCATCAATCCATGCGCTGACATCAAAAAACAATAGACCGCGTGGATCGTCTGTGCTAATCGTGACGCGATCACCGGTCAGCAGATTGTCGATTGCACCTTCAAAACCAACGCGGTTGAAGCTTGGCGTTACATCTGCATCTTTGACTAGTGCCGACAGCGTATTTTCGCTATTACGCCGCAGCCTTACGTTGCCAAGCGTGCCAAGAAAATACGTCATACGATAACACCACCTGTCAAGAAGTCGCCGTCAACAGTGAACTGAATTGGCACCACGCTTAGCTCTCCTGTTCTGACGCCTAGCTGAGCGGAAGTAATGTAAGCGTTGAACTGGATGTCGTCGCTTTCGTTTCCGCCCACGTTCAAACGCAGCAGAACACGATCGCTTTCCGTGACAGCACCAATTTTGTGGATCTTTGCAAGTAGCGCTGTGAACTCGGTATAGGTTGACGACTCACCGGCTTCTAGGCGGTAGTACATCAGAGTGGCACTGCCGGTAGCGCCTTTAACGCCGGGCGTAAACGTATTAACAGCGCTGTCGATCGTGTTGGTACTCAAAAGCTCTACTGTTGTATCCAGCGACCAATCGCGGATCTTGGCGACAGGCTTGCCAGCGAAGACCAACGAGCCGGTTTGTCCTGTGTAAAATCCCATGGCCAGGCGCCGTACTGCTTACATACAACTTAGCGGATGACAAACAAGGAATCATCAAAATTTGCGATCAGGCTCTGACCATTAGCATCGCACTCGTGCTCGACCGCTTTGACGGTCACTTCGCCCTCCTCGTCCATCTGCACTTCTGTGATACGGAATGTGCGCTTGGTCGACAGCTGCGTGCCAAGGGCAAACAGCCAGCCATCGTAAGCCGCCAGCGTTGAAGCGGTATTGCCGCTGATAGCCACGCTGTTTAGCGTTACAGGCTTAGTGCCTGATTTGTACAGCAGCACTTTGTAGGTGCCATCGGGTACGTTGCCCGCAACGGGTGTGTTGAGTACACCGCCTGCCTGAACGACGCCGGAATGGATGCCGCCCCATTGATTTTGCCCAACATCTAGGTAGATGTAAGAGCCAGGCGCCATGGGGCTGTCGGTGGGGAATGTTTTGAACTCAACGGCTTTGCGAATGTGACGCCGTTGGTTACACATCAACTTGGCGAACAGAATGGCTTGACTACGATTTGTCACAAACTGCGACAGATCAAATGTCTGCCGGACACCTATAGCTTCATCTACTCCAGCAAGATTTACATCAACACTTCGATTGCGCGGGAATACACCGTCAACTTCAGTTTCGCGGTAAATAACTGTTGCGATTAAATCTTGAACGCTGGAGCCGTAATCAATGTATTCTTCCTTGTAAGAATCTTCCAAAATATTTCCAGCGTTAAACAAGGCAGCAATGGGCACTGTCCGCTGGATGTTGCCTGCGTTATCACACGGGACTGCTGGCACCAGTGTTTCGCGTCCGCCAATGCGTCCAAGTTCCAGCAGACTGAACGGCGCTATCTCTGCCCAGAATTGACGCCAAGGCAAGGCTTCTGCAATGACACCATCCATAAACAAAGCGTTCTGTTTGCAGAATCGTTTGGCTAGCGCTAAACCCTGTAGGTCAATGCCTGCAACTTTTGCATAGCGCCCAATACCATCAACGTCATCAATAATGGTGTCTAGGAAAATATCAGGCGCATAACTGCTGGCGCCATCCGGTTCGTTGGGATAAGTGCCATCGTCATTCAAACGTCGGACCCAACGCCCTTCCGTAACATAGGCACTGATGGAACGTAAATCTTGTATGCCTTGACCGCTGTAAGCATTAAAGCCAAGCAGACTCAAGTTGTTATATAGCTGCGGATAATTACTTAAAGCTTCCACGCGCTGTTCTGTTACGGCTTTGATTTCAATCTCTGGGCCATTGTCGAAGCTAAATTGCAGCTGAGTATCGGAACGCACGGAGAACAAGCCCCATTCATCAATTTGCGATGGGTTGTTGTTTAGCGGCGGCAGATCAAAATCGCGTGTTTTTATGGAACCCTTAAACAAAATACGGGTGCCATCGGGATTGACGATCTGCTGATTTCCACCGTTGTTTTCGATGTAAGCGAAATTAACAAAGCCAAATTCACGCATTTCTGCGGCAGTTTCTGCTATCGGTTCAAATTGGAACTGCCAGTTGCCATCGTTGTCGTTGGCGCGGAATTTAAGCGAAATGTAATTATCAACGTCAGTGCCACGGCGGATTGCAAAAATGTGGTTTACTCGCGTCCAATCTGCTCTGCCAGGCTGCTCTTCTCTGCCACGTCGATACAGCAACCAGAACAACGCAACGCGCATCTTGACGCCATTGTCGCTATTCTTGAAAGTATCTTCGTTTTTTTCACCATATTTTTTGTTCCGACCGTTAATGCGCTTAAAGATGCGGGCACGAAGCGCGAAATCAATCACGCTTGACTGTGTAATTGTTTCGTAGGCGGCTTCTTCGACCTTGACCAGACATTTTGTGTGGAAATAGTCGTTCCAGTTTTCGGGGTTATCTAGGATTCGTTGCTGGCGGTCGATCTCAAGCTCCTTAACGGCGATCTGACTACGCAAATTATTATTGCGCTCAGTTTCTGCTTTGTAGTCCCTGCCACCACCGCTGGAGCTGACATTGCTCGCTGCAATGGAAACCATTTCCTTGCGCAGCTTCTCAATATCAGAGAGCCTATCCTTTCGTGTTTTCTTGTAGGTGCCGTCATAGAAATCATTAAATGCTCCCCTAAGGAGCTTTTCGTATGCCCTGATTGACTGTTTAGCTATTTGGCGGTTTAGTTTATCTTTTTTATTGTCCCGCATATCTTCAAGACTATCTTCAAGCTTATCAATCGCTCCAATGTAATAGTTTATTTCATATGGATAAATCGGATTTGCTTCAATTTCGCTCATTGTTTTTGTTTTATTGCCTAATTCTTCGTAATCAACCAGCGCGTTTAATGCGTTTTGGATGTTGGCTAACTTTTGATTTAGTTGCGGTTCAACATTTGTTGTTGATACACTGACCGGCAAATAGATGGGAGCATTGGTATTTAGTTCATCCTGCAGTGCTGCTACTTCTTCTTGTAACCGCAGAATCGTATTGGTCGCTTCAACCTCATTGGCTTTGTAGTCCATTGTTTCATAATCTTCCTCCGGTGCCGAGCCAGGTTCAATGCAAACAAATTGCACCGAAATCGGACCTGAATCCAAGTCACTGCTAGAAATCGGCGCAGCAAGACGGAATTTGGCGCTGCCAAGTTTGTACGTGCTCGATGCGTCTATACCACCAAACAAGGTGCGCCGCATTTCTGCAGCGGTTTGATACACGTCTTTCTTTTGTTCTGCAGTGACAGTGGAAGACGCAAAACTTAAAGTAAACTTGGCGCCCTCGGGAATCAACGGTCTTTGACCTGTTGTGCTCCAGTAGCTGCTGCGAAAACTTGAATCAACCGTAATGCCGATTGAGGCTTCTTTGATGGCGCCAGCATTATTACGGTCTACGACGTTGACGTTGATCGGGATCGGGAAAAAGATTCCGCATTTAGTTAGCGTCGATGGAGAAAAAGCTTGACTAAAACCCTCTTGCCGTTCATCTCCCTGCGGATTGACCCGATACACCAAGCTTGATGATGACGCGCCAATTCGGCTTGGGTCATTGTCGTCCCCAACTGGACGGATTAAATCTGAAAACCTTAAATTTTGAGTGGCATTAAAATACGCCCATGTTTGTTGCGCAGCAAATTGCCTAATAGGTGTCTGGCCAAAAGCAATGCGCTTTGCGTCAATCGCGCCAATTCGACCAGCGCCAAGCACCAACAGCATTTGCATAAATTGACTTGAGCCGTCACTGCTGATTGCCGACCAAATCAATGAAGTCGCAACACGCACGCCGCCATTGGTATTGTCATTGATATTGCCGTAAACCAGATTGACAGGATCGCCATATTTCGCCAGTTCTTGCGCAGTATTAAAACCTAGTCGTGGAGCAAAAACTTGCTCGCGTGATTGCCGTCTACCACCAGTCGGTTTGGGGATAGTTGGCTTCGGTGCCAGCAACATGCTGGCTGCTTGTAAAACAAGACCAACAACGAAAAGTACTACCGCCGTAGGCTCAGCACGAAGTTCTTGTAATTGTTCCTGCTCAGATTTTGTTAGGTCGCGTTGAACCGCCAAAAAATCTAAATACTCCTCACGTGTAACACCCAGCGTTTTGACCAGCTGGTGCTCATACGGCAGGAGCTTGCGGTCCATTATTTCATCCAGAAGTAGTAACCAGCCCCAAGCGGTACTGGTGTATGCACAACATTCTGACTGACGCCGAGGAATATGACACCATGATCAGTAACAGCTCCAAGTGCGGCACCACTGGCACCAGGCATCAGCGCCACAGCACCCGGCAAGGCGGCGTTAATTCGTTCGCCATTCTCAAGCAGCCACCGGAGTACAAGCTGCCGAGGGAAAGTCGCATCCACATATTTGTCATACACCCATGCAAACTTGTCTGTGTAATCGGTCAGGCCCATGCGGCGACGGACTTCGCAGGTCAACTGGAAACAATCGGTTTTGCCGCTACCGTCACCTGGACGATGCGCCCAGCCATATGCCAGCCCGATTAAATCGTTCATCGCAGATACAGTTCGGCGTTGAGTGGCAACGGACCCACCAATTCACGTGTAAGTGCTCTGCCCGGAAACTCGGAACCAACGCTGTCAATAGCAGAGCGAAAGCGCAGTTCAATCGTAGTCTCGCTGTAGCCGGCGCCGATGCCGAGATAAAAATCGGCTAACGCATTGGACACCTGACCTGCAGCGTCAAACCATGCAGTCGTTAGACGTAATTCGCTAAGCCTGTTGCCTTCCCCTTTGTCCAGCAACACCAAGGCATATTCAATGTTTGGGAATAGCACACGCAGCTGCTGGTTGTCACCGTTCAAGGCGGCCGTCGAACCTTCCGGTTGAAATGGGGCGAATGAATACGTCTCGCCCAAATACGTTTTGTTCTCACCTACAAAATAATTCTGGTAAAGATGTACTGCACCATCGCTTGTTGCGAGGCGAAAGAAATGACCGACGCGAATTTCCATTAGCTCAATTCTCCCAGTAACGTAATTTTTACAGTGCTAATGTCGCTTTGTACAGACTGAAGTGATGGCGGCGCGGCATACTCCCACTGGATGCCTGTTGGGTTGCGTGTATAGCTTTGCAGTGTATCGCTCATGCCAGCAAACAACGTCTCCGGCAGTGTGAAGCGCGTAAAGCCTCCGCTGTTATTTGTGTAATGCTCCAAGATTTGTTCGGTTACTGAGTCGTTTATGTTGCGAAATTCAAGTTCTAGTTGGTAGCCGTGCGGGCGATTGCCGAAGCTACGCTTAACAGTTGCGCCGGATAGAGCGCGGTAGGTCTTTGTCGGATAAGTGCCAAGCGTAATTTCGCGTGCCGATGGCTTTAGCGACGGGAATGGA